GTAGGCACCAACACTGCCACTAAGACCAACTGTAGTAGCATCATTACCTACAAATAATCCTAGTATTTGTGAGGCGCTTGTTTGATATCCGTCGTCTGTAACTGCTGTTATTATACACCTTGTTGAGTCTATATTCTGCATGCCCGTAGGTATTTTAAATATGTAAACGCCAGATCCCGCTGCCCCGCCTGAACCAGAGGCATCTTGTATATAAGACATCTTTATTAAAGCGTCGCCCCCGTCCCGTCGCCAGAATAGTTTGTCGGTAATAACGGAACTGTTTTTTGTTGGTGCCGATACTGCCCCATCAATTGTTATTGCACCAGCATCTATCCAATCAGTTTGAGCATCATGCCCACGTATTACCCAGTTCACATTATTAGAAACTAATCTTAATCTCTCGCCATTAGTGTACAGCGCATAAGATCCACTAGCTATGCCGCCGATGGTCTGACCGCCCGTTGTTGCAAGTGTAAACACTTGAGATAAACTAGTGCCCGCGTGAATGATATCAATGGTCTTTCCAGCATTTCCAACCGCTGTAAATAATGTCTGCGTGAAACTCGCACCAGATAAACTTAAAATATCATCTAGCTCTGTTGCCAAATCTGTAGCTACAACAGCCCTATAAACTAAATTTCTTAAGCTACTAACTAAGGTTTTCTTTTTATTATTAGAGTCACTTGCGTCTGCAAGCGGGATGTAATCAGTTGGAACCGCAGTCACGGCAGCCAAATCGTTTATGTATTGGCTGTTCATTTTTGCGTTTGTAACAGCCCCGTCTTGTATCGTACCGAAAGACATAGTAGTCCACTCGTCAGGTGCAGGATCGGTGTCAGGTGTACAAACAAGGCCGCTGCCCGCAGCATCAAGTGCGACACTTGTCGCGCCGTTAATCGTGTCAGATCCATTTCTATTTACTGTGATTGTGTTCGCACTAACATCTGTTTTCTTGAAACCAATTGCCCAAGGATTAACTAAATCTAACGCTGCTATACTCGGCAAGTTTATAACCACGTTGCCGCTTGTACAATCAACCGCGAATAACTTTCCCCTGTCTGCATCTTCGATAGCGATTGGTGAATCTGAGAAAACTTTAAAAACAACGTCCCGCCAGATAACCGAGTCAACTGCGGACTGTGCTGCCGCCGCACTTGTTGCCGCATTGGTCTCGCTTGTTGCTGAATTGCTTGCGCTAGTTGACGAAGCGCTTGCACTCGCCGCCGCCGCTACGGCGTTAGCTTCTGCGTTTTCTATTTCTACCGACGTGGGTCCCATAACAAAGCCGTTTGCCGCGGCGTTTACTTTAACGACCCCGTTTGCTGTCGCTAAATTCGCCGGAAGACTAGTGTTGAAACTGCCAGTAAATCCGTCTGATAAGCCTACAGTTCTGTCAGAAAGTTCGCGATTTCTTTGCGCCAACATTGTTAATCTATCGAAGGCCCGCTCCACGGATTCTGCGGGGCTTGAATCATTCTCAACTAAATCTAAACCTTGGGTTAAAGCGGGATCCCGATATATGATTAGGGATTCGCCAGTGGCAGGGGCCACTACCATTGTGACTGTTCCGCCTGCGGGATCTGTTGCCCCGCTCACTGTGTAATTCGTAGCTATAGTCTGAACGGTCTCGATACCTAGAGCTGTCGTTACTATTACAACTAAGTCGCCGCTAGCTAGAAAATAATATGGAAAAGAAAACGGGAGCGTCGACCCGTTTCCTGAATATACCACTCTATTGGTTGTCGTTTCTAATGCCATCTTTATCCCCCAATGCTTCTTTGACTTCTCTCATCAAAATGTTTCCTTGCTTCGCAGTTTCGGTCATCATTAAATACATGCCATCAATCATCTGTCTTTTTTCGTCTGGTAGTAGTTCTGGGTTCTTATGAACAAGCCTTATGAACTTACTTTGTGTAGTCAAAGCTTCCTTAATCCCGTCAAGGTTCACAAGCTTTTCTTGGTTTCTTTGTAAGGTTAACTCTTTTTCTAGGTTGTCGAAGTCCCCTTCTTTTGCAAGGTGCCGGATAGTATCTATAACCTTTTTATTGTCCCCGAAGTTATCAAAAAAATCTTGAACCGAGTTACTTCCCGATTGCGGAAATCTAACTACAAAAGCTTTCACAAACGGAATGTCCGATAGTGTTGAAGTCGGGCTTACCCTATCTTCGGCAACGCCCGTAGCTTCTAAAGCTTTATCCGCTAGCTGAACCGCGTATTGTCCTAAGCTTCCGCCCCAAGATCTAATGTAGTTTTGTAAAACCATGGGACTGGCGAAATCAGAAGTTTGATCTACAGTCGCCACTAGTTTTCCTAACGCTTTAGCTGTCTCGCTTGTGTATTCCACAAATTGATACTCTGGTAAAATATCTCTAAGGTGTTGCGGTATGATGTCGCGGCCTGTGAAAAAAGACTTATTAAAATACTGTTCAATTGCGGGAGCTACTGCGTCCGGCACAAAGCTTGGCGTTACGAGACTTACCATAGTGTCATTGAAGTCTTTAAACGAATCTGGATTCTCTGTGAAGAAAGCTTCTAATACTCTTTCTGGTAAGCTTCCGAAAACAATACCCAATTCTTGTGGCTTGGGGAGTCTATAAATAGTTCCCTTATTTATTTCTGTTTTATCGCCCGATTTGCGTACAAGATATTCAGGCAAGCCTTCCGCCTCTTCAGGCGTGGCCTCTTTCCAATTGTCAGTTGGTATAACCCAAAACAAATCTTTTTCCCATCTAGGTATCTCTTGGTATCTTGGGTCATCTTTATTCGCCCACCATAATAAAACCGAAGGGGTTGTTATGTATGCAAGGGACTTAGTTGCAACGCCCGCCGGATTTTCTTTCACGGCTCTTACTGTTCTATCTAAACCTTGAATGGATACGTTCATAAAAGCTGTGATTGAATTGAGCGCGGATATTTTAGCGCCTACTCTTTGAAAGTCGATTGTAATTTCTCTCGAAGATATGCCCGCCTCAAGTAGAGTGCCGCCAGCTTTTCTGACTTTCTTAAACTCGGCCACTCTTACCGATTGCTCGGATAATTCTGCGGCCACGCGCATAGCATCTACGGGTTTTTGAACTAAGTTCCGAGCGGAATTTAAAAAGTTAGTTTCCCGTTGAAGCCCTTGAATATTTGTCTTGACGTACCTATCTGACATTTCTAGGAATGCGCCATTAGCTCCGCCGGATTTAAGCCACTCGAAGTATGTGTCATTCTTTTTCCAGATGTCTCCCGCAGCGCCTACAATGTCGAGGGGTGTGAGCGGTTTTCCTTTTGTGAAAGCTGAAGCTGTAAGCACGTCCCGGAATAAGTTCCGAAGTATAAAGTCCGGCGTGAAAGTTATTCCAAACTTCTTAACTGTCGTTATCCCGCTAGCGAGTTTAAATAAAATATTTGTGGACGCCGAGTCCCCGCCCAGTTTCGAAATAGCTGCGGCAAGCTCCGGCGTTGTCTCATACACCTGACGTTTGCCGTCTCTAAAAACTGCGAATTGGTTAGGCGCTAAGTCTTTACTGATAGCTTTAAATGTAGATACCGCTTCCGCAGCTTCTACGCTTATGCCTAGCTGTTTCGCTACATCTTCTTTTTTAACTATGACTTCTTGTACCGGAGTTCGAACTTTAACAATTAAAGTTTGCCCTTCAGTGCTTTCGGCCAACTTAACTAAAGCTAACTTTGGGCGATTAACTTCGGCCATCTTGATAAGTTCAATCGTGTTTTCAACAATAGAAGTCACCGGGCTTTGAATTTCCCTATCACTGCCTTTAAATTCTTTTAAAGACCCAGCTTTACCGCCGCCGCGTTTTGTACCTGGTACGTCGCTGTCTTCTATAATTCTTTTAAATGGAACGTAATCCTTATTCGCCTCTTTTATGTTGGCCAATTGCTCTTTAGATAAAATGCCAGCGTCCGCCGCATACTGAAGCGCATTGTTCGAAAATTCCGTTACCTGTTTAGCTGCGGCATCATATTTAACTTTGTTTTCTTTTATAACTTTTTCAGCCGCGACAATGTCAAAGCCTGTCTTCTTTCCTAGCGTATTCTTTTCTATAGCCCGTCTTGATATAAGGTATGCGTCCAGTATCTCTGGATTTTCTACAGACTTTAAAATTTTTGTAAGGCTCGGGCCATTGATATCAAGCGTTTTAAAATCAAGGGTGCCGTTCTCAAAAAAGTGTTTGGACTTAGCTTTGTGATCTACCGCTGCGCGAGACAATAGATATGGGTTTGCTTCTGCGGGAAGGTTTACTCTATTTTCACTTAATACCTTAGTGACTACATTTATTGGGTCAAGCTTATCCACAAGGTTTGTATATACCTCGTTAAAAGTTAAAGCCTTCTTAGGCCTGTCACCTTTTTCGCCAACCTTACCTAGTATAGTATTTACTTCCAGGGACAGATCTGGATTGGGTTCCTTCAGTGGTTTTACTGTTTCAAATTTTTCAGGGGGAGTCAGCTTCTCGGCTTTGATGCCAAGCTCGCCACTCACAGGTACCTCAACATTCTCAGCTAAAATTTGTTGTTTTAGGTGTGAATCTTTCTGCACCTGTTCCGCCACTTCATGTGGAAGGGCCCCAGTTTTGCCGTACATCTTTCTTATTTTTGTAGCCGCAGATATCGACCCTCTTAAACCGCCGACTAGTATAGCCGCGTCCAAGAAGTCTTGTGGCTCTGGCACATGACCTTCGAGCGCCGCACCTACTGTTGTCATGGTCGCCACTTCACTAGTTAGCATCGCCGCAGTTTTTGCGATAGCGGGTGCCGCTACCGCGCCCGCTACTTTCGCAACGGCTCCGCCAACGCCCGCCGTAGCCCCGCCGATGACTCCGCCCTTTAGTGAATTTATAGCTATCGCGCTAGTACGCTCCCAGAAATCAGAAAAGCTTTTAACGTCACCTTTTTCATACTGTTCCATTAAGGCTGTTCGCATACCTTCAGGCATTGCAAAAGCTCCCGCGCCCGCACCAATAACTGTGCCGGGACCTGGGGCTACCGCAGTGCCCGCAGCGCCGCCCGCCATTGCTCCCGCTATCATCGCGGGAACATCGCCCGCAAGGGTTCCAACTTGAGAAGCTATTCTATGAAACATAGGTGCATTTTCTGGGAGTACAACGTCAGGCTTGCCTAGCAAAAGGCCGCTCACTGACATATCAAACCCAGCTTCTATCGCTTGGATAAAATTTTCGGCTTGTCTTTCTTCCACGGGCACGGACGGCACTTCGCTTCCCAATCCACTTTGCGGTCTATCAGGCCCACTACCATTTTCGCTAGATCTTTTTGCACTGACCTTCTCTTTGAACGCACCTTCGAATTTCGACAGATCTGGGGTCCGCTCCCCGAAGTACCCGTTGACTTCTTGTTCCGAAAATCCGGCATCCTTTAGACTCCCCCGAGTATCAACTTGCCATTGAGATATTTCCACAGAAGTAAATCCTGCGGACTCAAGGTTTTGTAACTCTTCCATTCCGGCGGCCATTGCCATTACTGTCCGCCTTTAATTCTTTTCAAATAGTCTTGCGGGGACTCGCCTGGCTTTCTTTGATTTTCCTTCGGTGCGTTCGCCCCAGATGTCGGCGCCACGGGGGTAAGTGCGAGTCCGTCTCGTTGTGTGCGTTTCGGTGCAAGGTCTCGCATTATCTGTTGTGGAGTTCTAACATACGCTCGGATATTCCGTCCAAGATAGTTAGGGCTATCAGGGCTTAGAAGTTCGGTCGCACTCTCCCCCTTGGCTCGACGTGCTTTATACTCTTCTAAAAAGTAAACCATGAACCTTTGCATTTGTTCATCCCCGACCGGATCCCTAAAACCTGTCAGTGGATTACTTTTGGTTAACTGGCCTTCTGCGATATCTAAAACTTGTTTCTTAAGAGTACTTTCAATTCGTCCTGCGTCAGTCTGTTTACCTTGCATTTCGTCTCGGAGTCTATTGAGATCGACCATTGAAAGACCGTTGCCGAAAAACCCATTCAGGTCATTTTCATCTACAAGTTTTTTAGGGTCGCCGTCAGGAAGATGTATCCTTCTAAATAAAGATATCATGGTCCCGCCGTCAGTTTGAAGGCGTGACTCCGAAGAATTTGCAGTCTTTAACATTTGAATGAATTGCTCTTTAGAACCGGAGCCGAAAGCGTCTAGATTAGAACTTAAAACTTCCTTAGTAGTTAATTTCTTATCTACTAATGATACGAGAAAATTGTTTTGGGTTTGTTGCTGTTGAACTTTTGCAACTCTCTCTTGTTCTTTAAGTCTTCTTTCCTGCTCAATCTCTTTAGCTCGAACGGCTTGATCTATCTCGCCAAACAATTGGACCTTAAGATCTGCGCCTAAGTCTTTATCGAACTCGCCGGATTTTAATTTCTCTTTAGCGTAATCCGGATTTAATTCAGCCCAGCCTCGGATTGTAGATTTAGCTAAACTCTTCTCGCCGTCAGTTTTTAGTTTCAGAGCGTCCGACTTTGGAAGTTGCCCACTATTAACTAAGTTATCAATCGCAGACGAATGTAGACTTTTTTGTAATTCTAATGAACTCGGGTCCGCGATAAGTGCTGACGATAAACTATTAATAGTTGAAGTGTAATCATTGACGGCTTTAACTCCGGCAAGATCGGCTTGTCCTTGCGCGGACGTTTTAAATAGCTGACCTTTAATTCTCTCACTAGCTTCTAAATGAAATTGTCTTGCCGCGGGAGTGGACGCGTCTTCACCTATTTTCCCAAGCGTGTCTTCTACTCTTTTATTGTAATTATCAAAAGCTTCATTATCCCCCGGTTCCGCCGTGCGAATAGTTTGCTGAAGATCAATTGCTAGATCTGCATTTGCTTTTGTAACCTTAGCCGTTATGTCGCCAGTGTTCTCTTGCTCTATTCTTTTAGCTACAGTTTGAGCGACACCTTGAACAACATTGCCGAGCCCTTCTAGTGCTCTGCCTTCTTGTGCGCCTAGTTGATCGGGCGAAACTCTAAAGTTCTCCCCCGGACCCGGAGCTCTAACTTGCGATCTGTATTCCCGTATAACTGGCATTAAAAGGCTCCCGCTTGTCTACCTGTAGAGACTATATTTGACGCCCCTGACAGTAAAGACCCAGCGCTTGAAAACGCGGAAGCTCTTCCCGAAGCTCGCGCACCTTCCCTGAATGCCGAAGCTTGCCTTAAAAAAGAAGATCTACTCCGCTCTCCGCCACGTCTAATATTTATGGCATCTGTCTCAGCACTCGCATTATTGTCTCTTAATACTTCGAGAGGCGAGCCTTCTTGCTTAATTCCACTTGCACCTATAGCCGCCACGTTACTAGATTGGTCGCGTCTAAAAGATAATCTGAATTGTTTTTCGTCCTCTTGAGCTTGCTGCCTTGCAAACCGCGCTTGCTTGCCAGCTTCCCACGCGTTTAATTCGCCAGCCCGCTTGTTGGCTTTTCCCGCTTGTCTCTGTCCTTCGAAAGACATCGCTGCGCCGCCAACTGCCACTACCGCTGTTGTAATCGCTGCCATTATTTAACTTCCTTTAAATAAGACTTCTCAGTCAGTTTAAATCCGTGCTTCAATAGAGACGCATCCGACATCGGAGTTTTTTCTTCCATTGTGAAAGCAATCCAGTCACAGTTTTTATTTCCATATTCCACAAACTCTTTTAAGAGCGCCGCACCCACACCTGAATTCCGATGCTCCGGTTCTACCCACCAAAGGACTTCACTTAGTTGTCTTATGTCTGGATTAAAATGGTGTGGAGTTATAAACCCAGCTATAAAGCCCGCAGGCATCCCGTCTTTTTCACCTATATAAACTAAATGATTTTCTATCAGATCTTTTAAAAACTTGTGGGCATACTCTACATTCGCAGAAAGATTCATCTTCGTTTCGTAGAACTTAGCGAAGTCTACACACTTGTTGTAGAGCCATCCTGTGTCTGAAATGTAAGCTTCCCGAACTCGTATCATTATCTATCCTGAGTGTGCAACTGTGGCATAATCGCCAGTATCATACTAGGCAGTGGTTGGTCTTGTTGCCAACAAAGTTGATTTTCAAAATCATAATCCGCGTCTACCGTTTCAGACAATATGCCTGAAAATAGCGGCACTGCACGACTTAATTCATCCGAGGTTTTTCTAAATGTAATCGCGGTCAAATCATCAAAGCTCATGCCTATTTTAAGACCTAAAGATCTATGGAACATAATTCCTACGCGGTGTGTTCTTTGCGTTTTTCCGATGGCTGTACCGTCAGCCGCGCCCACGTTCATTCTGAGCATTTTGCCACGGCTCACAAAGCCATACCCTATGTGAACTGTAGTCGCGGGATCTGACAATGTTATCGACCCCGAAGCTACTGTCTTACTCGGCTGTACCGCGCCGTCGCCTAAAATGTCCACAGCCTCGCCCTCTAAATGATCTAGCCCCGAAATGATAGACACGAATTTTCTAGCTTCACCCCCAGATACATAAGTCGAATAGCTCGAGGTATCTAGATTGGTTCCCGCAAGATTTGTTATTTCAAAAGTGTGTGTCGTAACATTCGCGGCTAAAACGCTTTCACCATTAAGCTGAGACATGCCTAATATGTCAGACAATAGTATCTTGTCCCCGTTACTGAACCCGTGCGAAGTCGCCGTTATAACCCCAGGGTTGGCTTTAGTGATGGCCGAAATAGTAAGAGGCGCATCATAGCTCAAGCCAGAATCTACAAAGAACGCGTCTTTTTGTTTTATCTCATCATTAAAAATAGGCGTCAGGTATTCAATATGTCTTACCACTGCGCCGTTAATATATCTTTGAACTAAGATCCAAAGCTCATCTCGAGTGCCCGCCGGATTTGGAATTACAGCAACGCTTTCAACTTTTGTCGCGGTTCCCGCAGCGTCACTCACTCCGCCCAAAATATGTCTATGCCATCCGACTTTAAATGAATCTATATCGCGTTCGTAAGTTAAACCTATAAGCTGCCCGTCGCCCCGAACACTCCACAAAATTGGCTGTGGCTCTTTCTGCGCGGCCATTTCTAATATGCCGCCTTCAGATATATGTTCCGCGAGTATTGTCAAATCTGTGGCCTGAAATCCGTCCGCATCAAAGAAGTATGAAAGTTCTCTGACCTTGCGGCCAGCGCGTTGTACAAACAAAACAGATTTGCCGAATTGAACCGCTTGCACCCTATCATTGCCATAAGTTGTAGATCGCTTAGCTGTGATATTTGAAGGGGTTAAAGCTTCCGATTGGGAAGACGGCCTAACTATCCATTCGCCGCCAGCGGTTCCCGCCAGTAGTCCCTTCTCATCCGAAAGAACCCAGCGTATTACGTTCACGTCATTCGCATTGAAAGTAAAGTTAAGCGCATTGGCCGCTATCACTACCCCGTCTAGCCCTGAAGGCGCGAAGTTCGCGTAATCCGAAACTGTCGACCCGTCCATTCTCTGCGGCGTGTTCGAACTGCCCGCGAAAAATAATCTATCTTCGTGAAACGTAACTACGCCCGGGTACCCCGTAGTGCCCGACCAAACCCCGAGGCGCCAGAATGTCTTAGCGCTCGTATTCGTCAATGTCGTTTGAATGTCTATTGTCACGCTTCCGTAATGTACAAAACTCACAATCTTAACCCAGCCCCACACAGAGCCTTCTTTTAGTCTGATTAGTCTGTCTATGTCAGTACTTACAAAAACACCTGGATGCGCAGTCCCGCCCGCCGTATATGTGACGGCGAAAGTAGAACCCTGAAGATCAAAATTATTGGCGTCTACTAAGGTTAT